TGTATTAAAGAATTTAATATTTCTTATTGTTGCTTATAATAGCAACAGAAATCACAACAAATTTATTTAAAATGGCAAACAAAGATTTATTCAAGCAAGCTATTGCTGAAGCTAAGTCTGTAAGAGAAGCCGCTATTGCTAACGCTAAGGAAGCTTTAGAAGAGTCTTTGACTCCTCATTTAAAGGATATGTTAGCTGCTAAACTTCAAGAGATGGAAGACAAAGAAGTCGATGAAGTAGCAGTAAACGAAACTGAAGAAGAGGTAGAAGAATCAACTGAAGTAACTGCAGAAGAAACAGTAGAGGAAGATCTAACAGCTGTAGAAGAAGCAGAAGACGATGCTGAAATGGAAGCTGACGATGAAGGAGAAGAAGCTCCTGAGGAAGCTGAAGACGAATTAGAATCTGAAGATGAGCCAGCTGACGACGAAGACTTAAAGGATTTATCAGTAGAAGATTTTAAAGACTTAATCAGAGACATCATTTCTCAAGAAATGGGTGGAGCTGGAGAAGGTGATCTAGAAGCTGAACTTCCTGCAGACGATATGGACGCTGGAGCTGATTTAGAAGAACCAGGCGAGGGTGATCCTATGGCTGGTGAAGAAGGTGACGAAGAAATCGACCTTGACGAGTTAATTAGAGAACTAGAAGCTGTATCAGAAGGCGAAAGCGAAGATGATATGGAAGAAGGTAAGAAAGAAGAAGAAGAGACTATGGAAGAAACAGCCGTTGGAGCTGCTGCTAACGAAGTCCCTGCTGAATCTGACTCTAAAGAAAAGAACATCAACGACACGGTTAAAGAATCTTCAGAACTGAACGAAGCTCTTGAAACTATTGAAACATTGAGAAAAGAACTTAACGAAGTAAACCTTCTTAATTCTAAGCTGCTCTATGTCAACAAAATTTTCAAAGCTAACAACCTAAGCGAGTCACAAAAAGTTAACATCATCGCTGCTTTTGATAAAGCAGAGACTGTTAAAGAAGTTAAACTTGTTTTTGAAACAGTTAGCGATAACGTAGTTGCGAAAAAAGAGACTACAATTAAAGAACACAAAGGTATGGCTAGCAAAGCTACTGGAGTTACTGCAAGTAAGCCAGAAGTAATTGCTGAAGTATCAGACACTGTTCGTAGAATGCAAAAATTAGCTGGAATTATTAAATAATATTTTATTTTAAACAATCATGGAAATCAATCAATTATTAGAAAGCTCAAATAGCTTTAAAAGCTTACAAGCAGATGCTGCTAAGTTAGCTGAAAAGTGGAGTGCTTCTGGTTTGTTGGAAGGTATCGAGAATGACAAAGTCAAAAACAACATGGCTATGATTCTTGAGAACCAAGCAAAACAAATCGTAGCTGAAGCTAATGCAACACAATCTGGAGGATCTGGATTTACTGCTGGTCAAGGTGAAAACTGGGCTGGCGTTGCTTTACCTTTAGTTAGAAAAGTATTCGCTCAAATCGTTGCACAGGACTTTGTTTCTGTACAACCAATGAATCTACCTTCTGGGCTAGTATTCTACTTAGACTTTAAGTACGGTACTGCTACAAACGGAAGAACAGACGGAGAAAACATGTACGGTAACGTTACTGACGGTGCTAACAAAATGGGAGAAGATGTAGACGTTGCTGGCGGTCTTTACGGCGCTGGTAAATTCGGATACACTATCAACCAGGTAGTTGGAACTGAAACTGGTGCTACTGTAGGTAATGCTGCTCTTAAAGACGTAGGATATGATGCAGGCCTAACATTAGGTGATTATGAAATCGTATCTGTAGCTTTATCATCTATTCCTAACTACGATGTAGAAGGAGTAAGAGCATTTACTTTACACAACTCTGGATCTGTAACTATCCACAAAGAGTTTACAAAAATTTCTGGGTCTAACCTAGTATTTGTACAAACTGCTGGTGGTTTAAGTGATGGTGACAACGTACAAGTTGCTTACCACAAACAACCAACTGACAACACAAGAGGTGACTTCGAAGCTGACTCAACTGCAGCTGTAGATACTTCTATCACTATTCCTGAAATCGATGTTCAATTGCAATCTGAGGCTATCGTTGCTAAGACAAGAAAGCTAAAGGCTCAATGGACACCAGAATTCGCACAGGATCTTAACGCATATCACTCTATCGATGCTGAGGCTGAGTTAACTTCATTGTTATCTGAGTACATCTCAATGGAAATCGATTTAGAGTTACTTGATATGTTAATCAAAGGTGCTGTGACTACAGATAGATGGTCATTGGAGAATAACAAGCAGTGGAACGGATCAGCTTGGTCTAACGCTACTTCAGACTTCTACAATACTCAAGGTCAGTGGTTCCAAACTTTAGGTACTAAAGTACAGAAAGTATCTAACAAAATCCACCAAAAAACATTAAGAGGTGGTGCTAACTTTATCGTATGTTCTCCTTCAGTTGCTACTATCCTAGAATCAATTCCTGGATATGCTGCACAAACTGA